AACAAATAGATGCTGAAGAAGAATTACTTATACTTGAGGAGCTAGAAGATAGTGTAATTATTCTTGAGGATTTATCTGAAGAAGAGATACAAGAGTTTGTAGATGTTATTCAAGAGATAGAAGATACAATAGAACTTATTGAAATTGTTGAAGAGATAATAGAACTAGATATACCTGAAGATATTATACTTATTATAGAAGAGGAGGTTATAGAAGATGACATTGTTATTGTGGTGGAAGATGAAGAAATCATCGAGGAAGTTTTGGATGAGCCAATACAGGAAGATGTTGAGGAGGAACTTGCAGAAGAACTTTCTGAGGAAGAAGTCGTTATTGCAGTATCTGAAGTTGAAGAAATCGTTGAAGATATCGTTGTTGAAGAAGCTACCACCGAAGAAGTAGTAGAAGTTCTTGAAGAAGTCAATGATATTGGCGTACAAAATTTAGATAAAGCTACTGAAGAAGTACAAGAAATAGTACAATCTGTAGTTGAGGAGGCCATTGATAACGTTGAAGAGCTTACACAGGAGCAAGTTAAGGTTGTTGCTGAAGTACTACAAGTTGAAACTGAAGATGTTGCTATCGTTGCAGAGGCTATTAAATCAGATACTGTAGTAGCAGAAGCTGTAGAAGAATACGTGGAAAGAGCTGTAGAAAATGCAGACGTAGAAGACTACACCTTAGCTGACGTTGTTACAGAAGTACAGTACGAAGCATTCCTAGAAAATCCAATAGAAGTATTTGTAGATGTAGATATACAAGACATAAACCTATCAACCATAGGTGATGACATGACTCAGGACCAAAGAGAAAAAGCACAAGAAGTTGTAGTGCCAGTTATTTTGACTAGAATAGTTAGTATTGCAGCATTTGTAATGAGGAAAACATTATGATTAAAAAAATATGGAATTGGTTTATAGAAATAATTAAGGAAACATTAAACCTTAGTTGGACTTTAGTTGGTTTAGTTATTGCTACGCTTACATTAACTGGTTCAGCACAACAAGTAACAGGATTAGCTACTATAATTACATTAGCTATATGGTTATTAACTATAGGCTTTAGAAAAGACAAACCACAAGGTGGTTCAAAGAAAGTTAGTAGATAATGTGTATGATTACAAGTCAATCAGATGGTTCATTTGTACAAATATGCAACTGCAAACATGGTAATTGTAAGGAGAAATAATGGGAGTAGAGTATAGAGGTGAAAAGTTTTCAGGTTACAATAAACCTAAACGTACACCTAAACATGCTACTAAATCACATGTAGTATTAGCTAAAGAAGGTTCCAAAATAAAGATGATTAGATTTGGCGAACAAGGTGCTAAGACTGCAGGTAAAAAAACAGACGCTAAGTCTAAAGCTAAGCGTAAATCTTTTAAAGCTAGACACGCTAAAAATATTAAGAGAGGTAAAATGTCTGCAGCTTACTGGGCTGATAAGGTTAAGTGGTAATATGGCAAGAACAGTAAGTTGGAAATGGGGCGATAAAACGTACAAAGGTACAGTAATTCGTACTACTAAAACACATATCTATGCACGTACACATAATGGTAAAACCAAAAAGATTAAGAAAAAGTAATGGCACTACCTGGAGCATACGTTGTCAATAGCCCTAAACTTGGACAGTACTGCAGTAATTGTCTGCACTACTCTAATAATTATTGTCTTAAGTTTGCTAAAGAAGTAGCATCGTATGGTTGGTGTGCAGTATGGGAACCAATAAAAAATGAAGTATGAAGTATTAAGAGTTAGTAGTGGTAAAGATTCTACATCAGGATTGTTATTTGAAATAGATAATAACAAACGTACATTTCTTGCGTATACATTAGAAGATGAACAACGTGATGTTAAAGTCTGGGGTGAAACTAGAATACCTGCAGGTACATACAAGTTAAAGCTACGTACTGAAGGTGGATTTCATAATAGATATGTAGGTAAGTATGGTGCTATGCATAAAGGTATGATACATGTACAAGATGTACCAGGGTTTGAGTATATACTGTGGCATACAGGTAACACTGATGAGCACACAGCTGGTTGTTTAATACTAGGTAACACACAAACAAACAATCGTATAGCTAAAGATGGGTTCATCGGCAGTAGCGTTGATGCGTATAAGTTTGTATACCCACGTGTAGCAGCAGCTATTGAATCTGGACAAAATGTAGAAGTTACATACATAGATTATGATGTAGATATTAGTAATGTATCTAATAAATCAACTGATGATGTTATACTATCAACTACCGTTATGGAAAAATTACAAGAGATAAGTGGTGAAGTTCAAACTTTGTCTGCTAAACTAGACGGCAGGAGATATGAATAATGAAATTACCTAGAAGTAAAAAATTGTATGATGACGATGGTGGTTTTGATTACTTAGAATCTGACCCTGAATATAACCCATCTGGTAATGACCCTTTAAGAAAACAAAGAAAGATGGATTTTATTGGTGGAGAAATGGACCAACTTTCTGCAGGTGCTGCAAATAAAAAAGGTTCTACTGCAGGTGGTCCAATGTCAAACCCTACACAATATGGTGATGTAGGTGCTAAAAATACTATACCTTTTGCTGGTCAACAATCACAACAACTTAGTCCTCAACGTGGTTTAGAAGGTGCAATTGAAGATGCAATAGATGCAGAAATATCTAATTATGAAAAAGCAATTAAATCTGGTGATGCTGTTGGTGAAATGACAGCAGGTAGTAACATTAATAAATTACAAAATGAACTAAGTAGAGAGTTACAAGTATCACAAAAAGCACAAGAATCAATGGGTGAAACATATGAAGACCGTTCTATGCGTAAAAGAGTTACCCAAGCTTATGGTGGTAGAGTAGACCCTACTAATGTAGAGTTATCTATTGAAGATGCTAGACCATTACCTACTACATCTAAAGGTAAAGGTCCTGGTATTAAATCATCAGAAGCAATTATTCAAACAGGTTTAGAATCTAGAGAAATACCATACGATAAACTTAAAGATGGTGAGTATTCACAATCAGCTAGTTCTAAATCACAAGCATCAGTAGAAAAAGCATTACGTGAAGGTGCTGGTACTGGTAGTCCTAAACCAATTTTATACACAGGTGGTACTGAAGCTAGAACACAACCTTATGATTTTCGTGAATCAATGTTTGGAGAAACAGGTGGTATATTAGGCAAAGCTAGTAAAGACCCAGGAGGTCCTACGTTTACAGGTCTAGATAAACAAGGTAACATACTACAACCTAAACCAGCTGTAGAATTTAAAACACCAGGTGGTAGAGAAGTTAAAAACTTTAGTGGTGGTAGTAAAGTATCAGGTAATAAAGTAAGTTCTGTTACACCTGATGCACCTAAAGCTGTTGTATCTAATGAACCATTTAGTGTAAAAGATGCATATAGTGATGGTGTTTCAAAAGGTATGACACCTAGACAAGCACAAAAAAATGCAGAACGTTTACAAAGATTATCTAAAATTAAAGGCAAAGGTAAAGGTAAAGGTAAATTATTTACTACACTTGGTGCCATAGGTATAGGTGCTATACTTAACAAGGATAGATAATGTTTGATAGATTCAAACGTAAAAGAAATTCTGATGGGACGTTTAAGAAAGACGTTGCGTGGACTCCTTGGAATGAAGCATGGAGTTATAAAATGAGTGAAGAATTAAAAGATATGGTAGAGCGTACTGCTTGGACATTTGTTGAAGCATTTATAGGTGCGTTAACAGTTGCACCTTTAGTTGGTGTAGAAGCAGAAACACTACAACTAGCAGCATTAGCTGGTGGTGGAGCTGCGTTAGCAGTTATTAAAACATACGCTAAGAAACAAATTACTAAGTAATGCCTGCACCAAAATTTAATTTAGGGGTTTACAAAAAATTAACTAAAGATGATGCTAATGCATATGCTAGTAGTTTTGAAACATCTAATAAAAAAAGTGCTTTGCAAAGTTCTTTTAAAAAAACATTAAAAAGTCGAAAGACAAAAGGTCAAGCTAGGTTAAAAAGTTGGGAAGATAGAAACCTAATAAATCGTGGAACAAAGTTAAATCCATAATGCCTAGTCATTACGAAAGTACAGGTGCTGGACATTCAGGTCTTGGTAAACAAGAACTAAAACAACGTATGAAACAACACACATCATTACGTGATAAAGCTTTACGTAAAGGTGAACGTGCTGATGATATGTATAAGTCACTAGGTAAACTAATAGGTACACATGGACATGGTAAAACTGAGGGATTTAATACTGACCAAGCATATAAAGATATGGATAAAGCATTTGTTACTAGACGTTCAGCATACAAACAAGCAGTAGCTTTTAATAAAGGACTTAAAAAATTAGGCTTAGGTAAGTAATACTAACGTCCATAGTTTAGATAGTCTGTTCTCTTTTTAAAAATCCTTTAAGTAAATCACGATATGCTACACTAGTTCCGACTCTTTGTCTTCCATCATATATATCGTGGTGATGCTTACATAATATAGCTACATTATTAATATCAAATTTACGTTTCTTATTACCGCCCATACCTATACCCTGTATATGTGCAAGTTCTAACCATTTACTATCATTGCAATATGCCCATTCACATTGACCATTAGCACGTTGCATTGCTTCTTCACGTATCTCTGATAGTCCATTCATTAATCTATTATAAAGTAACTTCCCTTAGGTAAGTCCCATGTTTTCATAACATCTCGTGCTCTAAATTTACCCTTCTCAGGACTGCCGTTATATATACAATGTGCAGCTTTCATAAACATTAAACTATTACACTTACCATTTGTATAATGTATTTTACTTTCATTAAACATAATAAGTTTTTCTATATAATCTAATGTACGTTGTGTTACTTCGCCATGGTCTGACTTAGTAGCAGGACGCATAGCATGTTCTATATTACCAATCTTTTCATTATTACCTATACGAATACCTCTAGGACATAACTTAGATTTTCGTATTGTATCTAATTCATGTGAAAGTTTTATGTTCATATCTAATGTGTCACGTTTAATAGTCATAGTAACCCAGATAGGATTACCTTTATCTGTTACTCCTAGTAAACGTTTACCTCCAAATGTATTTGCTTTCTCTGCCTCTGTAATCTTTTCGTTTAACCACTCGTACCATCTGACTCTTGTAGTGTCTGGCGTGATGTGGTATAGCTCTGATGCACTGACGAATCTAGTGCTTGTAGTGTTATACACCATTTACTCTTCTTCTCCTTCTAGTTGTTCTAAGTGATAGTTATAATCTGTTACGAATTTATCCATTAAGAACCTGAGCTTTTCCATGTCAGGTTGTACCTTAAACGTATCGCTGCCACATGCTTTATTAAACTGTTGAGCCCATACTTTCATGTACTTAGGATGTGTAAATATGTTTACACGACTTACATCAAATGGTTTATTCCCACTCAAGATTATCCATCTCCATTTCTAATTTTTCTATACAATCATTACAATACTTAACTAATGTAAAATCTGTCATGTAACTTACACCACATATTTCACATACAAGATTAAGTATTTTATTTATTTCTTTTTTAAATATTTTGTTTATGTTAAGCCATGTCATCTACATGCCCCCACACTTTCTCACAATAATCACAATATACTTGGTCAGTTACCACGCATACTCTGTTTAGTTTGACTCCACAACAAATCATTATCAGTTCCTTTCCAACAATGTTTACTACTGTTCCAATGATGCCATCCATCATTATACACTAACCAAGCTGCAACTGCAGTAGATACTTCAGGGTTAGTACGTTCACTTATTATACCTAGCTTAGGTTTTAACCATGCCCATGTGTCATCATTAAACTGCCAGAGTCCAACATCCCTGGTACCGTTAGTATTATTACCGATAGCTTGCGGGCGGCCGCTACTTTCGCAGTAAATAATATTTAATGCACGAGGGATGTCTTCCTCTTTAAAGTATTCAGATACTATATTGCTGTATCTCTGTACAACAACAATGTCTTCGACAGTGTCAAGACACTCCTTGTATTCGAATACATTATCGGTTGTTAGTACAAAGGGAAACAAACAACCGATTAATATTTCTATCATTAGCTAATGGCAGAAGTTTTTGTTGGAACTTCTGTACAATAATAATGTACAAGTCCACGTTTCTTACTAGGTAAAGTTGTTATCTTATAACCTTCCTGCCTAAGATTATGTATGATTCCACCGAACCTATGACAGTATAGTTCTGCTACAAATTCCCAGTTACTTATAGGACTTTCTCCCATGTATCTAGTAAATACGTATGCAACTAACTGTGTCTTACTTTTAATATAAGCTGGTATTGCTTCATTTCTGAATGATTCTGGTATCATACATTCCACTCCTTTGGTATATCGCTGTTGTCTAACCACCATGACTTACGCCATTTACCTGTATGTCCACCACATACAACTGGGTCATTAGTACTACAAGTAAAGTCAGGACTTTTGTCTGACTTCTTACTGTTACGATTATCATATACCATTGCTTTACAGAATGGACATGCTAAATCGTCACGATATTTATTTTGTTTTTGTACGTCTTCCACTATGCCTCCTAGCATATCACCTGCACCTTGCAGTCCAGGAGTTATGTCAGTTGCTGCTAACCCTGCAGCGTCCAACTTTTCTTCGAGAGATAACTTATCAAAGTCATCTTGTGTATATTCTACAGGCATGTCTACTAATTTTTCTATCATAGCTAGATACTTATCTAACTGTTCATCAGACCAATAAGTTTTATCTTGTGCAAACTTCATAGTCTTAGCGTATTCATTAGCAGTTCCAATAATTTTATGTAATGTTTCTGTATTCTGTACAGATTCAGTCATAGTTTTTATTGTATTAGTTATGAATGATAAGTCTTGTCCCATTAGAATGGTGCATCTTCTGGTGTTTCATCAGCTGTATCGCTGCTATCTTCACCGACTATACTATTCATAATAGCTTCCATACGCTCGATATCTTCTTTAGTAGGCTTGTGTTCTTTCTTACGCATATCTACTTTAGTAACTTCTACCTTATCTTCTGGCTCAGTATCTGAAGTAGCTTCTTCTTCTGATTGCTTACTACCTGACCATAGCTCTACGCCAAGGCCAAACCTCATGCATGCACGTTTAAATGCATCAGACTCTGCGTCTTTAAGATTGCTACCATCGTTAAACTTTTCGTTGTTTAACTTGAATGTATCTACATCACCAAAGCCTACGTAACTACCCATATTATCTAATGTGATAATACCTTTGGCTCCTACAATACGCTTCTCTCCATTGTGTGTACTATACACTGGTTCGCATTCCCATTTGTAATTAATTCCACTGTCCCTTAGTCGTTCAACGTAATGTGCGTGTGGCACATAATCACCGAACTTACCTGCGGGTGCTTTACGAACTAACTCCTGTGGAAAAGGAGATAGCAAGTCAACGTTATTTACCATAACATTCCCTTCTTTCTTTTATCTTTGTGTGAGAGTCAGTAGTGACGAACACAAAGATAAAGTATTATTCTCTTTCTAAGTCTAATAACTTTCTTAAATTATGAATACCTTTTGTTACTGGTATCATTTTAAAATCGCCTTGGTCATTCATTAATATAAAGTGTGGCTTATCACCTAAACCACTGTACTCTATACTCTGTAATTTCCAGTTAGACTTGACAATTAAGTCATCCATATGTATATTATATGCTTTATATGTCAGTGTTTGCAAGCTTTACTAAGTATTCTGCAGTAACTCCAGCACCTGGCTTAGCAAATAATAGCCATTGACAAGGCCTTCCCATGCTAGCAAGCTGCTCTAATGCGTAAGTGTTATAGCTTTCTGTGCTTCCATTAACCCATAACCTTACGTCATTAACGTACATAGTTGTAGGTGTATGGAAATGTCCAGCAATTGCATAGTCAAAGTCAGGCATTAAGCCACGACTAGCTAATGCTTTCCATCCTAATAACTTCTTACCAAAGCCATACCATGGAAATCCACTGTGTCCTCTAACATTATCACCGTGCCATACAAAAAACTTACATCCTTCACCCACATCTGCAATGTCGAACCAATGGTTATCACCTGTACTATCAGGTATAGTCCATGTCATTCTCTTTTCATCCTTATATATCATTGACATAATCTTTCCAAGCATTCTATCTGCATTGGAATCTGGATGATAATCCTTACGTGCTCTACCACCAAGGCTGCCATGATTACCTATAACCCAATGAACATCTACTTCATTAAAGTTTGCTAGTAATGTATCAAAAAATTTTGTTAATATTCGAGGACCGTCAATAGTTACTTGGTTATATAAACTAGCATCTATAAGATGTGTTTGACCTGGGAATATAAGTTCACCTTCTACTATATCTCCAGCTGCTAGTACTACGCATTTGTTAACTGGGTGTGCAGAACGTTGTACATTAGTAAGTTCTACTATCTTGTTAGCATATTCAACTACACGTTCTTCAGCTACTAAAGTATTATAATCAGGAGTTACCTTAGCTAATTGAACGTCACTTAATATAGCTACAGCTACTTCTTCGTTCTTAGTTTTTTTATGTAGTTTAGGTTTAGGAATTTTAGGTTTGTCCCACGTCCGTAGGTTTGTAGATACTGCCTGATATACAGCGTCAATCATATCAGATTTTTTATTCTTAGCTTTTTCTAATTGTTTAAGTAACCTAAGATTATCTTTTTTAAGTTCACGAATTTTATGTGATTCAGCTTCAGCTATAAGTTTGTTAATTTCTTTTTCTGATTTAGGCATCAGCTGCTAAATTTTCAAAGTGATTACGTACCGCTGATTCACTTACTTTAATATTGAAATGTTCTTTTAGTAATCGTGATACAACATAAGGCTTTACATGTCTACCATTCTTAGCACGTTCTTCACAGCCTTCCCAAAAAGGTTGTGCTTCTGGTGTAATTCTGGTTTGTATAGCACTACGTTTGCCATTCTCTGCTTCTTCTAATAACTCTTCTAATTCCATAGTTATCATGATAGTCATAGTTTTTTATAATACAAGGACCTAATTGTACAGTCTATACCAACGTTTCTACTTGCCTGTTGGAGGGCATTACACATCTAGTGCATCTAAAGGTATAGAGTTGTTATGTCCATACAACATAGAGTTTATCTTAGTGTGCTTAGGTCTGATAATTAATATGCATTAGCTTTACGACTTTTTAAAACGCTATCAGTACCAACGTTTGCTCATCTTATAGACTGTATCCATAGATTGTTAATTAATATTACATGTTATCCTTTCAATGTCTTATCACTCGTGGCAACACTTGGCCTCACTGCGTCACTTGTTCAATCAAATATAAACGCCCTACCCCACGGTACGGGCGGAACTGTTCCTTGTTTCGTTGCTGCGTGTCACCACTCCCTACAGCTTTCGTTGCCCGCCAGCAGTACGTTTCTCGCTGCCTCGCTGGGAGGCTGCCAGCTTCGTTGCTTCGTCACTCTCTGCTTATGGGCATCTCAAGAATTGGTATGTGTAGCAGTGTTCACTATGGGTTGATTGTTGACATTCATGAGGTTATCACCTGTTGCAGGTTCTCCCTGCACTCTATTCTGCTACTGATTATAGCTTTGATTAGCGGAAAGGAACACTAACTACTGTTGCCAGTATTACTATATTCCATACCACTATACTACGTTCAGTTTTAATGCATGTTCTTTTACCTCATCAATATTCTTGAGGTTAATAATTTTATTTGATGTGCATAGGTCGTAACATTCTTTAAGTAAATTGTAACCACTACTGTTTCTACCTATACCAAATACTTTCATATCAGATACCCATATCCTACGTTCTGGCATAGTAGATAACCAACGTAATGCTGGACCATCTACAACATTGCCACCACCGCTATGCTCATCTAGATATGTATCATTTACACGCATACCATTCTTAGCAATGATACGTAAGTCACCATCTTGATAGTGTCCATTGTACATTGCAATGTTAACTGCAGGTAACATCATCATGATATCTAATATATCTTGACCATTAAACTGCATAGAACCTGATGCATCTATAAGTATTGTGCCACCTTTAACACGTTGTTTTTGTTTGAATATCTTTCTATCAATACAAAACCTATTAATGTATTTAGGATTGTAACCATAATCCATAGGTCTATATGCACGTCCATGATTAATTCGTGAACGTAAGTTAACAGACATAGGAGGTTCATGTATAGTCATTGGACCCCACTTACCCATACCATCTGATGAACGATACAACATTTCTTCTTGTAGTTCTGTACGCATACGCTTCTCAATGTCTGGTACACCAGCACCATTAAGTTCTATTTGTTCACCCTCACCTTCACCTTCATCCATACCTGGTGCGGTATTTTGTGGTGGTGGTGCCATTACTTCATCTGGTTTAGGTTTATCTATAAACTCATTAATGATATGAGATAATTTCTCTGCAAGTTTTTGTACCTTACGATAGCTAGGCCAGTGACCATGTCTATGACTGGTTACATCTCTAGCAAATCTTTGTGCTACACCTACTGCAAAGTTAAGTTCTGATTGTCTAATGATATGTAATGTTTCATCATTAGCAGCATCTGCTACAAGATTTGTTATATCTTTAGAGTAATCTAATTCAACTACCCAATTATCTTTTTGATATGCTTTACTAGCTAGCAAATATAATATAATATCTGCAACACTAGCGTGTTTAATCATACGATTAACAGTTGCATAAACTACATCCATACACAGTACAGGTTCATATACTGGTAGTTCAGCACGTACACCTAATAAATAATTAATACGTACTTCCTCTAGTGCATGTATACAATCAGCTCTAGTACCACGTAATAGTTTACCCATTGTTTTAGGTGACCATTTAGCATGACCTAGTTCATGTCTACGTATCATACGACTGTGATTAATACCACAATCTTCACACTCCCTATCCATAGGAACATACATCTGTTTGTTTAGATTATCTGTCCTTGGTTGAGGGTCGTGTTCAGTATTCTCATAAACATTCCAGTCTTCCCCAGTTACTATCTGGGGATATGGATATGCTTTACTGTTATACATTTGCTTTAGATAATGTTATAGCATCTACTAACTCTTCAGCTTTATCACCGAAGATTAACTTAGCTGCAGTTTCTGCAGTAAATCCTTGTTCTTGTAATCCAAAGAACTCTGACCATGCACGTACAGATATACGTTCTTCAGGGTCATCTATCATAGTTGTATCATGTATTACACTATGCCATTCTTCTGGGAATTGTTCCATTGCCATTGGATGTATACTATCGACATAGATTTTTACAGGAAATCTATCCTTAAGTGCAAGGGGTAAGCTTTCTGGTGGACTGTTAGTAGTAGCAACTACTTCGAATCCTTCAGCAGGTCTTACTGTTTCCTTGTCATCGTTATTAAGTGTCAACATTGCTATGTCTTGGTCATCCAATATAGCGTGCAAGAATGTCATTGCGTCTGGTGATGCGTGGTCTATCTCGTTGATAACCAATCTACCGCCATTACGCCATGCTTGTATTGCAATACCGTCATGCCATTCGAACGTACCTGTGCTTGAAGGTTTATAGAATCCTTCTAAGTTTGCAGAGGCAGTATCTTCTGTCATTGTAATCTGATACACATTAGGTGTACCATCTGCATTAAGTGGTGCAGTTTGTTTTACTGCACTGTATGTTTTACCTGTACCTGGTGGCCCGTATAATAATACACGTCTAGTCTTACCTAGTACAGCTTGTATTTGTTTCCAACAATCATTATCCATTAGTCGTTCCTTTCTATATTTTTGAGAAACTCATCAGCCTCATCACCGATGTGTTTCATCATATGGTTTATGTTTTGTGTTGTCATATCAATTAACTTATCTTCATCCTCTGTAAGGTGACATTGTATAGACGTAGGTTCTATTTCTAACCACGCTTTAAATGTACCTGAGTCTTCAGCATGTTGTCTGATATTTTCTATGTCATCTAGAGTAAATGTTTCATCTCTATCAGGATATCCTCCCATAAAGTTAGTCATTATCTCTGCTTTAGAAACATGAACAATTTTCATTGCTCTTGTTATAGCTTGCATAGTATCTTGTGCATGGACTCTTACCTTCCATACATCAGGTTCATCCATTGTCGCTGGATAACCTTCCTTATCTCCGTGTCCATCAAAGTCAGCGTATGCTACTACAACTGTAAAGCATTTGATAGGACGTTCTATCTCTTCTATTAGATTCATATCTTCCTTTCTGTAAA